CTGCCACAGCACACTGAAAATGGCTGCCGCCTTCTGAATGGCAAGACGACATCCCGGGAAGGTCGCTCATTCGCAACACGTCAACCGGATGTCGTGAAAGGATAATGCTAAACTGATCATCCTTGACGGTTCCGTAGAACATTTCCTGCATCTTCTTATATGTGTCTTCATCTTTTGCAAAGAGAGTCTGCTTCGTGCGCCACCACTCAAGCAACTCGGGGCGTAATCTCTTAAACTTTACTGCGTTCGCAATTGCGCGAGACATCGTAGTTTTGTTTTTCTTCCTAACTGTCTCACCCTTGCGTGGGCCGGCTGGGATCTCATAATCGAACTCTTTCACCAACTCAAAGGAAGCCACAACTACATCTTCGTAGTATGTGCCACCACCCTGATCCGCAAGGCGTCGCTTCTTTTCTTTGACCACCTTGGTGGGGAACACTTGAACAGTACCATCAAAATTAGGATCGGCAGGCGGATGCCAACCTTCGTCCTTAAGAACCTTAATAACTTCGGCGAGCTTCTGATCATCGCCACTGGCCAAGGGGATGACTTTGCGCAAGGCACCGTCAAAAATGTCATCGAACTCCGTCTGAATACGAGGCCCGTTGTCGGCCATGAACTCAAAAGTTTCTAAGGCTGCTCGGCCGCTAATCTCGTCAAGGCGTTGAGGCTTCTGGGTGCCAGAAGGTTTGTTTTGTCGAAGGCTTCTAAACCACAAGTCGGTTGCAATACTCATTTATTTGTGCTCCACTCTATAAATAGTTGGCTTTTAGTGATTCTCACCGGTCATAATCATCTTCTAGTCTCACCACATCGTCAAGCTCGGGAGTGCTCACCTCAATCAATTCGACGTTACACTCGTTAGCCCCAAAGCGATGGACTTGGCCCGGCACCACGTGAAGGCTGTCGCCAGAATAAAACTTTGTAATTTTGTCATCTTTGTCATAGTTGTACAAGATGCCCTTAAGTACAAACACGGTCTCTTCTTTCTTCTCGTGATACTGCTTAGATAAGCGATGGCCCGCCTTGATGAACAATAGCTTTCCTACATACTTATCTGTCTTTGCCCAGTGAAGCTCGTAACCCCACGGCTTATCTACCTTTGCGGCCTTAATATCATTCCAATCGTCACTCATTTTATCTCCATAATAATTGTATTAGTGCAATAATAAATGCCAACACCACGCACACCATGGTCTTGGCTGTAAACATGCTCTCGTGTAAGAAGTACCACGTTAAAAACGGGAACGTCAAGTACGACAAAGCAAATATCAAAAAGCGAGGACCCCACACTTCTCCCATCTCTGCGTAAGCCATCTGGATGCCCAGCCAAAAGCAGAGGCCCGCCGGCAACGAGAAGGCGAACAACGCAAGAAATGGTTTGTCCTTCCACCACTCCCACACAAACTGAGAGTTCAGGTGGAACCATCCCAATCCCTGCCCTAATGTAAACAGCAAGCACGCATAAAACAGCTTAGAAGTTAGCAATTATCATCTCCTCGCACTTCTTTCGCTCATCGGTTGAGCGACCATAGGCGTCCACCATCTTAATATTATAGTCGCCATAAAGCTTAAATAGGGCTGGATGGCTTTTATATAGGAGCGCAAACTTTTTGTTACTCTGCTTGACTAAGGCAGCCAAGTCTCGGTGTTGTATCGGGGTTGTGTCAAGCGCTCGGGCCTTACCATACTCAAACAAGTTAAAGCTATACTTTCCAACTGGTAGTACATTATAGTCAGCCTCGGAAGCATTACGAATGTTCTCCATCAAGTCCTCTTCTTTGTCGAAAATGGGATAGATGTTCTCCGGGTCAAATCTCTTCAACAGCGCAAAGGCTGCAGGATTGAAGTTATCTCGGGACAAATGCCCACACGACACAAGCCCCGTAGTGGATGATCTGTTCATAATAAAGAACAATGCTGCACGAAGCTGGGGGTCTTTATAGGTATTCATATCTTCCTGCAGGAAGTAGAACTGTGCGTCATCAATGGTTGGATACACATGTGCTGCAGCCCTCGCTAGGCTATGGCGATCAGCTAAGAGGTGCATCCAAAACTCATAGATGGCATAACGATTCGTGTGTGCCTTCACTTTCCGGCCGGTGCTAGCGAGCGAATACTCAACATCGCCGCTGTATAACAGAAACGAATTGACTGTGCTACCCACCGGAATTATCTTCTTGAGTTGTGATAAACTCTTAAAAGATACACTACTCTTGAGTGGTGCTTTCATCAGGTACTCCGCCCTCTAGAGGGTCGTGATTCTCTCCCTCTTGGGTGAGTGCCGTGCGATAGTTGATGTATGCCCCAATGATGTTATTGATGTCACGCAGACAATAGTCCAGCTTCGCTAACCGCTGACGAATGTTATCTACGTTCTGTAACGTATCTAAGGAAAGCGCCTCATCTTCTGTCGTTGGTGCGGGAACTGCCACACTATCCAGTTGAGTGCGGGCGGCTGTCAAGAGACGAGACACCTCACTACCTAACTCGTCTAACTCAATTGTGTATTGTAAATTAACTCTTTCGCTCATTGTTTATCCTCTCAATAGTTGCTTAGAAGTCTGTTGAAGTTTTGTTTCAACCATGTCCGGGGCGCCGATAACAACAATCTCAGTCCCTGTATGTCCTCGGTTGATAGTAAGTTTTGAAAATCGATGGGATGTGTCAAGATCCTCGTTCAACAACCCTCGTGAATTAAGCTCTTGAATCCTCTTCTCCTCCCGAATCATAATCACGTGTTCGGGATTGACAAAAATCTCCCGCAGCACATAATCATTCGGAGTGGTGACGGCACCGTTGGCGCACACTTCAGTAAGCCTAACCAGCATACGACACCTCCATGGGGTATACGTCCTTCTCGTGGACGGCCCACGCTTGTCCCTTGGCATATATTTGTATCAATCGATCATTGGTTTTTGTATTGAGTTCAGCGACGCCTCCCATGCAGATGGCCGTAATCGGCCTTTCCGTTGTCATATAGGGGGATGTGCTTTGGCTTGAATCGGCCCATAGCATGACCGCCTGTGGAATATACACTAGATCTCCTTCATTAAATTTATACATCATATATTATTACTCCGTTTGGATGATACCATAATTAGTGGTGATAAGCGTCCCGGCGCAACTAACTGCATTTTGGAGTGCAGTGCGTGTGACCTTCACTGGATCGAGAATGCCAGAACTGTGAAGGTTTACCATCTGGCCATTGCGGAAATCCCACCCGCTATCATTATCAGCCGCCAACACATCCTTCACCACTATATCGGGAGAGATGCCTGCATTCAACGCCATCTGACGAATCGGCGCTTGGCATGCCTCCTGAATGATTGCGCCGGCGAGCGCCTGATCACTGCTGTTCACTGTCATAACCATCGAAGACGAAGCTCGCAGCAGTGCGGTGCCTCCACCTCCGACGATGCCCTCTTCTTGGGCTGAGCGAACAGCCTCCAGAGCATCTTCAATACGATGTTTCTTTTCTGTCATCTCTACTTCGGTAGCACCACCAACGCGGATAATCGCAACACCCGCTGACAGTCGAACAATCCTATCCTGAATCAGTTCACACTCCTGCAGTGATTCCGTCTGCTCGATAAGAGCCTTGAGTTGTGCAATTTGCTGCTCAATGTTGTCATAATCGCCATTGCCGCCCACCACCGTAGTCATATACTTTGTACTCTCGACAAACTTAGCTGAACCCAAGTGACCCATCTTAACATCCTGCAGCTTAATACCGCTCTCGCGAGTCACGAAGGTTGCCCCAACAGAAAGAGCTAAATCGTGCATGGTATTGCGACGGTCTTCGCCATATCGGGGTGCCTTGATGGCAGCAATCTTCATCGTGCCGCGCATCGCATTCATAATCAACGCAGCAAGAGCTTGACCTTCAATGTCTTCGGCGACAATAACCAAGGGCCGCCCCTCTCTTGCCACCATTTCAAGGATGGGTAAAATCTGTTCTACGGCATTAATCTTATAATCAGTAACCAAGAAAAGCGGCTCGTCATGATACATCATAGCGCGGCGCTCATCAGTAACAAATGCACCAGCACAGTAACCTGCGTCCAGTCGGAAGCCTTCGGTTACATCCAACGATGTCTCAAGCGACCGGGACTCTTCAATGGTAATGGAGCCATCTTGGCCCACCTTATCTACAGCAGAAGCAATTAAACGCCCAATCTTCTCGTCGTTGTTGGCCGAAATCGTCGCGATGTGCTGAATGTCTGCGATACTTTTTACAGGGCGTGTCACCTCTTTCAGGCGCTCTACGACCTCATTGGTAGCAACAGATAGACCGCGCTGTAGCTCTGTTGGGGAGACGCCCGCAAGAATGTATCGTTGCGCGCTGCGTAGAATCGCGCGTGCCAACACTGTTGCTGTGGTAGTACCATCGCCAGCATCGCTATTTGTTTGCACCGCTGCCTGCTTAATAACTTGTGCGCCGGCATTCTCAAACGGATCGTCCAACGCAACAAAGTGTGCCACCGTAACACCATCCTTGGTGATAAACGGTGCCTTTCCCCTCTCTTGTAGTAAAACGTTTCTCCCTTTGGGTCCTAGCGTGGATGCTACATTGTCCGCTAGAATGTTTGCTCCCTCGATAATCTTTCGCTGAAGCGCCTGCTTACTCTCATAATTTCTGCTCATTAATACCTCTGAGTTGTATGTTTTTAATTATAACCCCTTGTCGCAATAATGTCAAGAGGTTTATTCATTAATTCCTGCTGTTTTGCGCGCTTTTTCTGCCGCGCGCTCGCCTGCTCGGGCGCCGGCTTCTGCTTTCTTCGGTTCTTCCAGCCCGTTGGCAAAAAACGCATTAAGCTCCTGTGACATACGAGTCATTTGTTCAAAGATGCCAAACACTTCATCCATCAACTCGCCTCTCGCGGTCTCTAACACTTTCATGACCGCGCCGGCACCAATCTCCAGTACGGCAAACGGGGTGCCGCCACCCAACTTGATGGTTTCGCCGCGCGGAAGAACCCAGTGGTAGTGGCCCAGATATCCGCGTGTATTTTTAATTGCCATGGCTTTAAGTTCTGGAGTAAGCGTGCCATACCATGCTGCGACTTCCTCTCCGGTAACCCACTCGTCAATCGTGTTGAGAAACTGCGCTCGGGCGTCTCGCTTGCGTAGCACGTCCTTCTTAAATTGTCCAAATATAGTCAACACTGCATCTTTTACCACACCGGCGAGTTTGGAATCCGGGTGTCGGCTCCGAGGATTGATCTCGGGATTAATGACCGATAGGATGGCCACCTTTAATGCGCCTGCTGGCTTTGCCAAAAGATTAGCACTCTGTGTTGCTTCAATCGTCTGGATGTATAATCTCAGAACGGCATCCTTAACTGCGTCGAGTTGCCCTTCATCAAGCCCAGCTTGAAGCAAGGGGGTCAAATCTGTGTTGTCCAAGTAGTCAGACCACAGGCTCGACATCTCTGCTGAATCGCTGGTATCACTTCTGGCAGGGATGTTCTGTGTCCAATTAAGCACTTCCGACTCTTCGCCTGTTTCCATATATTGGGTAAGCGCGGTCATGAATTGCCGATTGGACTGAATGCATGCGCGGCCCTTAGTGGTGGCGGCTAGCACCCTAAAAAGGTTCTCGCGGGTAATGTCGAACTCGTAAAAATTGATACTTCCTTGCTGCTCAACTCCGGCGCCCTTGAGGAGCTTGGTACAAGCAATGTACCTCATGGCTCCCCCTTCGAATTCGGGATGAGAGGTTATCCAGCCTCCCCATTCGGGGTTGGGCTCCAGCATATCATTACTTAGGTCGTAAAAACTTCCGCCCACCTCAAGGCCCGCATCGGTATACAATTTAAGGCTGATCGGCACTCGCTCACCATCTACATTGGCGGTAATATCGGCAATCGTTTGGGCGCCGGATGCTGGAATTTGCTTGCCGTCCATGAGTGCAGCCAAGAATGCTTCAAAGTTAAAGCCGGCGGCAGAAGCATTGAAATTGGTAATCGCCATCGTCAGAGTCTTATAGAAGACCAAGAAGGCCATGGCCTGTTGAATGAATTCTCTAGGGTTTTCTTTGGGAATTGAATCGATACCCTCTTCCATAATACGAGATACGGCATTCAGCTTGTCTTCAAACCCTGTGCCCGGGATGTTACTCAGATACTGCTCCAAGGCGCGGCGCTGAGATGGAGGCGTGTTTGGATCGTCAGAAGCCGCATCGTCATCAGCGTTTGCCCAACCCAGTTCCGAAATGGGGATCATGGGGATCTCTGAAATATGATAGGTTCTCGATGTGTCTGGTGCTGACATCTCTTCTATGGGCTGCGCCATTGCACGAGATAATTCGTCCATTGCCTCTTCGATCATTTCGATCAGCGACTGTGCGTTCACAGTGTTCTGTATCTTTCGGTATTCTTCTCTGAGAATCTTGCTTAAATCAGACATTTGTTTTCCTCATATAATTTCATCTGCGATGCCGTACTCAACTGCTTGCTCTGCAGATAAATAGATGTTTACTTTTTGTTCCAACATTTTTTTGAGTTGCTTTTTGGTCATTTTTGTTTCCTCTACTAAACGTTCTATGTACATTTCTTGTAGGTCTTGGATTGCTTCCATTTCGTTCATAAGATTATGAAGCGATCCTTGGCTGCCTGCAATCACAGAATGAAGCATCACGCGGCAGTTACGGCCAATCTTTCGCTTGCCGTGAGTGCCGCCGGCCAGAATAAGAACACCAGCAGACATTACCTTGCCCATGCCAATAGTGCTAATGTCGGTAGTTTGTTGAATAATCTTCATCATGTCATAGAGGGCAAACATATCATCGGCCGAACCGCCGTAGGTAGAGAGGTAGAACTCGATGTCGCGCCTGTTCTTTGGGTCTTTTATACCCTTGTTCATCTCATTCATGTAGAGCATAGCGTGAACAATCTCTGCCACCTTTTCATCAACAACTTCCGTAAAAAGCCCCACAATCCGCAGATCGGGCTCTCGGGAAGAAGCCGCTGCGGCAAGATCGGCCAAGGTGACCCCTTCTCCCCCTTCGGCCTCTCCTAATTCTTCCAATAGTTTCTTTATTTTTCTAATCATGTTAGTCTCTCCGTAAGAACTTAAACAACTCTTCTTTATTAGAGTCAAGGTATTTCATTGCGCTCCGCCAGTCATCAAATTGAGTGATAGGAGTAAACACATCACCTGTCAACTCAAGCATAC